TAGACGAGATGAAATCCATACTCCTCCAACGTCGTGACGAGGCGGTCCTTATACGCCACGGGTTCGCTCTTCGCACCTTCCGCGTAGTACGGCGTGTCCACCAGGTTCACGAACAGCTTCTCCCCGAACCCACCTTCGGGTGAATTCTTCATGATGAAAAAGTTTCCAAGCTCGTCCTGCATGGGCGTGCGCATGATGATGGCGTCGCTATCGGGAATGATGCCCGCGAGCGTGCCCCCTGGTTTCATGCGCTTTCGTATTTCTTTGATGCTTCGGTAGAATATGTCCGAAGAAGCAAAGATGTAGTGCAGACTAAAGTTATAACACACGACGTCGTATTTTCTATTAGGACACGCCGTGATGTCACCTAAATAAAAATTCACGTGCATCTTCAACGTCCTGGCTCTACTCTTTGCCTCTTCTAAAGCCTCCGCGCTTGGGTCACACATGCTCACGTGCACGCCGACGCGTCGCCATTTCTGTAGGTCCCCACCAAAGCCGCAGCCAACGTCGAGGACGTGTAAACCCTCGCGGCACACGGCGTCGATGATGTCACGCTTATGTTGATTATGGGATTTACGTATGGCGTCCATGTCATTTCATTATATCAACGTCCCATGTTTTTAAGTCATTGAGTGCCAGTGTATGGATACTTGTGGACCCAGAGGTTACACACCCACTTTTCACCACGAGTCACTGGACGACCGCCGTGGTACGCCCGCCCCGTCATGAGCTCGTAATTGTCGAGGTTTTCAAACAAGAGACAATCGCCCTTCGGCATGCGATAACTCTTCTTAATCGTGGGGAACGCAGTCTCACCGCCTTCGTAGTCGTCGTTGAGGGCGAGAATGAACGTGTACATTCGTGGATTTGTTCCATTTTTAAAAGCGTCGTAGTGCGGCTTGTAGTATCCTCCGGGCTTGTAACGCAGCACTTGAAGGTGTTCACAATTACTCACAGGGCGGTCGATGTGTTTGATTAATCGTTTGATGATGTCTTTGACGACGGGGTCTTCGTCGCCATTCAACCACGCCGTGTCGCTCTGACGAATGTTTTTATTCACCTGATGGTTCCCACCCACGGTGGATGGATGCAGTCGAGGCAATGCCTGCTTCTTTATGTGTTCACATTCCTCTGATGTCAGCACGTTCTTCAAAACGACGGGGTGCTGGTAGCGCGGTAACAGGTACCACACTAACAGAATGAGAATCAGGATGAGAATCATCACTTTACATTACACTCAGATTTTTTCTAGAAAGCGGGGTGTCACACAATTATATCTACTGTGTATCGTCTGTATGACCTCATTCGTGTATTTTATGAGCAAACGCAAATTATCGACGACTTCACCCGTCTCCTTGCCGAGCACGTATTGGCGCAGTTCATCACTCGAGGTGTCTAAGAACATCTGGAATATGTGTGTCACGTCCCTCGATTTGGCGTTTAGTTTATCTCGACGTTGTAACTCTCGTTTGAATTCGAACTCATCCATCTCTTGAAGCATGTACTTAATGCGTATGTACACGTTCATGTCATCGTCGTGCACCGCCCATCGCCAGCGTAGTTCACCATCCATGCGCATCAGCATGCAGCGCAGGTTGAGTATCTCCGCACATGGCGGGTTCTCCATGTTACGGAGTTCCTGGTATGTCGGAAGGCCACCACACGGAATGTCCCCGTGTTCCCTATTCAAAGAGTTTTGTTTCCTCTTAAACTCCAAGTAATGTGGGTTGTGTATTTTTCCTACACAAATCACCCCCGTGCGCCAATCGAAAGCGGTCTCGCACGACGTGCACCACATCTGCGCACACCCCGACGTCTTCTGTATCATTTCTCCACACTTGGGGCATGGTTTCGTGTCTTTGTTTAAAAGTTGCATGGTCTGCACGGCATCCGGGTCACACACGTGGTCCTCGTGCACGGGTTCATTGCACTTGACGCAAAAATTCGAGCGACACATGCCACAATACCAACTTTCATCCATGAACCCTCGACACTCCCCATTAGGACACTTTCGCACGAAGCGTCGTTGGCTGTCTTGCATGTGTATTGAGCCCGTGCGCAACTCTTCATATTCTATCAAGGCGTTCGTGTACTGCTCGTGAACCGCGCGGAGGTCCGGGTGGCGGTCGAAATGCGTATCGTCCACGACTGGAATCGGGATGTGGAAGTGATTCAACAATTGAATCAGCACCGAACGCAGTTCTCGGATGTTTTCTCGAATGTCGCGCATCCGCAGTATCCGTTCAACCTGTGGTTGCGTGTCTGGAAAAAGTGCGCGTTCTCTTTCGAAAAGAATGGTCTCCCTGTGCACGCGAAGTTCCGTGTTGCGAAACTTTTTCGTGCACCAGCTATCGACGAATTCGCGGTCCCAACGCGTCTTACACCCCATGCAGTGAGGGTCCTCGTGCACGCTGAGGATATATTTTTGAACACACGTGCGACAACATACTAAATCACAAAAAGAACATGCAACCTTTTTGTGATTTGTTTTATTCCATGACTCACAACACACATCACACATACTTACCTACTTATTGGACATAAACTTTAACTTGACCCAGTTTCTGTCTGACTTGAAAATCTTTGACAGGCGTGGTTTGCTGTTCTTGAAAAAAATCATCAACGCATTGAGACGTCGGAAGAGACCAAGAGGGGGTTCGCCAGCCTTCACGGCACGCGACAGAGCCCGGTGTCTCGCGTACCTGCTCATCTTCGCAACCTCCGTGTACCCGAACACGGCGAGCGAAACGTTTTGACGCAATGGAATGCGCACCGCTACTGGAGAGTTCATTATATATTATTCAAATATTTTTTATGATGTCTTTTTCTCAAATGCTCTTATTCTATTCTTCACGGATACTCCGCCGAAATTGAAACTACCAGCTCTCCTTTGTTTAGTTACCGCTCCGGCCGCAGCTGCCGCGCTCCGCCGGTTTGGAGCGTTCTGTGGTGCTTTGGGTATGGGCAACACTCGTATTTGTGGACCCCGCTTCACCGGGACCACCGGTTTCTTAACCGGGACCACCGGTTGCTTCGCCACTGGGGCCGCCACTGGTTGCTTCGTCGCTTTGGCGGCTGCTGCTTCATTTTTAATATTCTTACGCGTTGAGGACTTCGTCAGTTCGGGAACCGGTTGCTTCGCCACTGGGAC